AGTAAATCAGAAAGTGCAGAATTGAATGTATCTAATTTCACAATAAATCTATCTGCTGTTGATAGTGCGTTTACATCAATAGTTTTAAATAATGTTGTTTCAAATGATATTGTCACTGTTGATGTTGGTTTATTAAATAGTTCCGATTCCTTGATTGATACATACAATTACGATAAGGGATTTATTGAAAGTTTTAGAATTAATACAGATAGGGCAGAACTATCATTAATTTGTACATCACATTTCTCAGATTTTAGTAGAATAGCAGGTCGTAAAACTAACGAAGGCAGCCAACAAAGATTTTTTGCTTCTGATAGAGGGTTTGAATTTGCAGGTGCCACAGTTCAAGATATTAAATGGGGAAGGGCTTGATTGAAGAAATTATTGCCTTTTATAAACGATTTAAAATTTATGAAGAATATTCAAACGATCTCATTTACGAACATATAAAACCTAGCATTAAATTAAATCAATTTAAAATATTTTACGATACAGATATATATGGATTTATAAATTGGGCTTATTTAAACAATATACAAAAAAATAAATTTATTTATCACGCTATAATAGATCAAGGTAATTGGAATTGTGGTAATAATCTATGCTTTGCAAATTTTGTTTCTAGTAAAAATATACGAGATATGATTAATTGGTGTAAAGAATATTTTGGCAATGAGTTGAAATATGATAATGCTGTTTGGATAAAAGCATTTAGAAACAATAAGATTATGAGGGTTAAAAATAAATGGCAGAGATAATCAAACCAATTCAACAGATTGTACAAAAGGTTGTATCTTGGTTTATAGATATTCCAGAAATTCCAGATATACCAGAAGTTGAAGAAATTAGAGGTACTCTTATAAACAAGAGCTCTAATAATGCTCAGATTCCTGTTGTTTATGGTGAAAGATTACTTGGTGGCACTCGTGTATTTCTTCAAACAAGTGGCACAGATAACACATATTTATATGGTGCGTTGGTTCTTTGCGAGGGTGAGATAAATGCAATTACACAATTTCAAATAAATGATAGTGCAGTCACATTTTCTGGTAGTTTCGCTCATGGCACAGAAATAACCTCAAACGATTCAAAGTATGGAACAACAATTAAAATTCAACCATTTTTTGGTAAAGATGACCAACCTGCTTCAAGCACATTAAGTACTTTATCAAATTGGGGTAGTAATCATAAATTATCTGGAATTTGTTATGTTGCATTTAGAATAGAATGGGACGCAGATAAATATACAGGGATTCCAAATATAAAAGTTAAAGTTCAAGGTAAAAAAATATCAACATTTGATAGTTCAAGCAATGAAACCACAGATCAATATTCAACTAATCCTGCTTTTATCTTGTTAGATTTTTTAAGAAATGAAAGATACGGAAAAGGTATTGGATTAACAGAACTTGATATACCAAGTTTCTATACTGCTTCAACCATAGCAGATTCAACAGTTACATATTTCACAGGAACAACAGGTAAATTATTTGAGTGTCATGCAGTTTTAAATACTAATAAAAAAATTATTGATAATATTAAAACCTTATTAAGAGGTATGCGTGGACTAATGCCTTATGTTCAAGGCCAATTCAAATTAATTATTGAAACAACGGGAAGTGCAGCAATATCATTAAATGAAGATAATATTATTGGTGGTATAAATCTTGAAAGTGAAAGAAAAGATCAAAAGTATAATCGTGTTTTAGTGAACTTTGTAAACCCAGAAAAGAACTATCAAGCTGATACTATTGTTTATGACACAGGCCATTCAACATTTAAAACAGAAGACGGTGGTTTTTTACAAGAAGGTAATATTACTTTAGATACCATTATATCACCATATCAAGCTCACGAATTTGGTAAAATTATATTAGAAAGAAGTAGAAATAATTTAAAACTTGGGCTTACAACAAATTATGAAACCTTAGATTTGGCAATAGGTGATATTGTAAATGTATCATCAACAATTCTAGGTATGACCAATAAAAAATTCAGAGTTGGTGGAATGACATTAAATGCTAATTTTACTGCCTCTTTATCTTTACAGGAACATCAAGAATCATGGTATGCGTTTTCAACCATTGATGAAGTAGCAACTATATCTGATACAAATTTTCCAGACCCTTTTACTGTGCAACCTGCAGCTTCACTAACATTAAGTGATGATTTAGTTGAATACAATGACGGAACAGTCATAACAAGATTGAAGGCAACGATTGGTGCTTCACCAGATCAATTTGTTAGTGATTATGAAGTACAATCTAAACAAACACTTGATAAAGACGGAAACGCAGTTTCAGATGATTTTAGATTAATTGGTGAAGGTAAGGCTTTAGAATATCAATTATTAAATGCAATAGACGGTGCAACTTATGAAGTAAGAACAAGAGCAATAAATTCTCTCGGTGTAAAATCTAGTTTTATAACTGCAACACATAAGGTAATTGGTGCAACAGAAGCACCTGCTAATGTTACTGATTTTTCTATTTCATTAATTGGTTCAGATCAAATGCAACTGTCATGGATACCGGTAACTGATTTAGATGTTGAAAGTTATGAAATTAGGTATCAAAAGGTTTCTGCTGACGCACAATGGTTTAATTCTACTGATCTTGTAAGAGTGCCAAGAAGAAGTGCAAACACAGTTATTGTTAATAGAATAGACCCACCTTTTGCATTAGCAATCAAGGCTATTGATAAACTTGGTAATGAAAGTTTAGAGCCTGCATTAATTTATTCATCAAATGTTTCTGCACAAGGTTATAAAAAAATATCAGATATTGCAGAACACCCTAATTTTACAGGAACGTTTAATAATACATTTAGAAGAACTGAAACAGGACTAGCAGGAAGTGATAATGTTATAACCTTAGACACAATTACTAATTTTGAAGATAAAACAGGGCTCTTTGATTCAGTAGATAGTGCCTTTGTTTTTGAAACAGGTGGTATTAATAAAAATATTATATCAAGTGGAACTTATGATTTTAATGGAACAATCACATTACCATTTATTTTTGACGCAACATTTAAAATACAATTAGACATGGTATCTGATGACCCTTACGATTTATTTGATTTTGGTCGTGGTGAAAATTTATTTGAAAACGCAAAAGCACCTTTTGACGGTAATCTACCAACAAATGCAGGAACAAATATTCAGATAGGTGCTAGTGAAACAAGTCTTGACGCAATATCAACTTTTACAGGAATTGCACAACAAGGAACATTCAAAGGTAAATTTTTTAAATTTAAGGCAAAATTATTGTCATTAAATAATCAAGCAAGAGCATTGGTAAAAGGATTATCTATTTCTTTAAATTTAGAACGAAGAAGTGAATTTGATGAAGATGTTGCAAGCACAACATCAACCAAAACAATAACATTTACAAATGGTTTCTATCAAACACCAAATATAACAATAACTGGTCAAGATATGTCTAGTGGTGATTATTTCGTAGTTAATAATAAATCAGCAACTTCATTTGATATTACATTTTTCAATAGTTCTGATTCTATAATAAATAAAACTTTTGATTACCAAGCACAAGGAATAGGCTTGAAAAGTTAAAATTAATGAGGTATTAAATAAGTAATGTCGCAAGTTTCACAAATAACTATTGATAATGTTGCATTTGGTACATTTCGATCAAATCTTAATTCAGCACTTAGTGCAATAAATTCTTCTCATTCTGGTACCTCTGCACCTGCCACAGCAGTCGCAGGAACCTTATGGGTAGATACAGCAACATCTGGTGTTTTAAAGTTAAAAATGAATGACGGGACAGATAATGTTGAAATATTACAACTCAATATTTCTTCAAATGCACTTTCAAGTACAATGTCAGTGACAGGAACTATTGCTGAAACTGACCCAAACGCATTGCCATTGGCAATAGCATTAGGATAAAAAAGATATGGCAAATACATTTAAGGTAAAAACAAACGGTGCTATGCCTGCAAGTGCAGGAACACCATTAACTCTTTACACAGTTCCCAATTCGACAACTTGTGTTGTTATTGGTCTTGTGCTTAATAATATTCATACAACAGGTGTAACTGCTAGTGTTCAATTAGTTTCAGATACATCAGATACAGAAACAAATGAAACTGTTTTTTTAGCAAAAGATATTTCTGTTCCTGTTGGGTCGCCACTTGAAATTTTAACAGGTGGAAAAGTAGTATTACAAGCAACTGATATTTTAAAAATTGATTGTTCAGTATCAGCGAAGATAGACGCAACATTAAGTATTTTAGAGATTACATAGGTTTTATATGGGTTATATTGGAGTTCAACCAAAAGCAGGATTTACTAGCGGACTACTAGATAGATTTACTTCTACCACAGGAACAACAGTCACATTAACCCATGATATTGCTTCAGAAAACGACATCATTGTATTTGTTAATTTTGTTAAACAGGATAGCACAAACTATTCTGTAGGTGGAACAGGCAACAAGACTTTAACTCTTGGTGGTACTCTTGTCAGTTCAGATGTCGTTGAAGTTCACTATATAAATGCAGTCAAACTAACCCAAGCACCAAGTGCCAATAGTGTAGGTATATCTCAGTTAAATGTTTCAGACGGAACAAATGGTCAAGTATTAAAAACAAATGGAAGTGGTACATTATCATTTGGTGATGATACAGGTGGAAAAATTGGTCAGGTAGTGACTACAACATTTACAGGAACAGAAAGTACTACATCAAAAGCGAGTGACGGCAGTTTTACAGACAGTTCTGTATTTGCATCTTTAACTCCCTCAGCAACTTCTAGTAAGATAATGGTAATGGCTACAATAAATGCAGGTTCTACATCTTCATCTAATGGTGTTCATGTTGGAAGATTTACCCAAGCGATAAGTGGTGGGTCAACAACAGCAGTTTTTGTTGGTGCTTCAGCTAGCAACAGAATATTAACTTCATCTGGTAGAGGCACTGCTTCTACAAATGAAAACACAATTTTAACAAACGGATTTAATTTTGTATTAACTCCTAGCACAACTTCGGCAGTTACTGTAAAATATCAGTTTGCTATTAGAGGTGCTAGTACAGGTACAGCTTATATTAATAGAAGTGCTACTGACTCAGATACCACAGAATATCAAAGAACAGCCTCAGCAATTACATTAATGGAGATTTTAGCATAATGGCAGATTTACATAAAGCAATTAGGGCAATACATAATAAAGCTATTTATATTCGTGGAGAAACTAAAGAAAATATTATAGCAAAAGATAAAGACGGTAATGAAGTTACCATAGATTGGTCATCAGTAGAAGCATGGACTGACCCAAACGAATATCAATACAAAAGAGTAGCAGAGTACCCTAACGTTTTTGACCAACTTGATAAAATATATCATGATGGTGTTGATAAATGGAAAGAAGAAATGATAAAACCAATTAAGGATAAATATCCAAAGGAATAAATATGCCATTTAA